GTCCTTTATCATCGTTGACCCGTCCGCAGCTTCGTTTATTGAAACAATCAAGAAGCATAGTAAGTACATTGCCAAGGGTGCAGAAAATGACGTATTGGACGGAATACGGGTGCAGACCACATTCCTAAACAGAGGGATAATCAGCTATCATGAGGACTGCGAAGCAACCATAAATGAGTATGGATTGTATTCATGGGATATGGAAAGTCCAGAGGATGCTGTTATAAAGGAGTTTGACCACTGCATGGATAGTGACAGATATTTTTGCTATACATTCCTGCGGCGGCGGTTGAGGTGGAAGTATTAAATTTGCTATGCGGTAGAAAGGGGAAGGATATGATTCCGTGTACCAATATAAAATGCCCGCACTATCAGAGGGCAGAAAAAAGAGATTGGATTGAAAAACAGATTGGAGTTACTAACAAACAAGGTACTTGTAAATATAACTACTGTAAAATTGGAAAAAAGAAGAAATTCTTTTGAAGCATCTGCCAATGTGGTAAGGAGAAGATAGGGAAATGAAGAAAGTTAAGTTTTATTTAGGCACAGGATTCGCAGGCTGTTCCCATGAAGAGGTGTTCGAGTACGAAGATAATGTTTCGGAAGAGGGAATAAACGAAGATTTTGAGATGTGGAAAAACGATAAGTTAGATGCTTCTTGGTGGGAAGTGGAGGGTTGATAGAATGAGCATGATTAGCGAACTGGTAGACACATTAAGTACATTATCTGAATTGCAAAATAAGCAACACCACAAAAGGATAATCAACCGAGCCGCCGACACCATAGAAGCCTTATCCGCAAAGCTGGAAACAGCAAATAAGGAATTGGAGCGTTGGCATACAGATAAAATCAATGATAAAATCAAGAATCCGTTTGCATGGACTTCTACTCTGTGCTGTCATAACTGCGACCATAAGGACGAATATATAGAGGAACTGGAAGCAGCAGATATGGGGCAGACAGCGGAGGTTTGCGGCGGCGGATGGACTCCGTGCAAAGATAGACTGCCAGAAACATCGGAGTATATGGAATTTGAGCCAACTCCCTATATGAAACGGATAGAGATTGCCTATATGACTGATACGGTTGAGTATTTGATTGGATTTTATGACGGCAGTAAATGGATGGATAAGCACCACAATATCATTAAAAATGTGATTGCATGGAAACCATTCTTAAAGTTACCGGAGGATTACCCTGCTCCTTAACAAATCCATCACCCACGGCAAAGAACACCGCAAGCCATACCGGGGAGCGAAAGCTATAGCGAAGTCGTGTCGGAATCATGGCGGCTGTGAGTGGTGCAAGAGGAATCGGACACATAAGAACGATAAAAGGGAACTGCGGCAGGTGCAGAAGTTGGAAGAATATAACGGAGGAATGGGAAAATGTTAAGCAGAAATGCGAATTATGATATGGACACAGCATTGAATGAAATCAATGAAAAGAAACTGCTGTTAGATGTGAAAGTGGAAACGCAGCTAATTTTACAGCTTTTGGTTTCAAAAGGTATTGTCACGAGGGAAGAAGTGTCCAGTATGAGGGAAAAAGTGAAAAACAGTACGAACTACAAGCCTTTATACGAATATTTTGAGATGGCAGAGCAGAAAGCGGAATATTACAAAAACAATCCAGAACAGCACTTGAAAGATGTGCTTGCAGCAAAGATGAATGGAACGATTAAGTAAAGCAGATTGAGGTTTGATTAAATGGGACTGATAACATGGATAAAGGAGAAATTCAAAATGCTGTTTAAAACGGACGCTGAAAAGGCTTTCGGTGTGGAAACGTACCTTTCGCCGGAAATGGACGCTGCTATCAAGCTGTGGGGGCAGTTGGAGAGTGGAAAGCCGCCGTGGGTTGAAGGCGATACCCGAACAATCCGCTTTTCAAACACTGTGGCCAGGGAACTGTCTAAGCTGGTCACGCAGAACATTGACATTAAGGTGCAGGCTAAGTATGGAACCGGGGAAACTGCAACAAAAATCCAGAAAGCCATTGATGACCATTTCCTAAAGAATGCCCAGGAAAACATGGAAAAGGTGATTCGGCTTGGCGGCGTGATGGCGAAATGGAACGGTGATGGCATGGACTACATACCGCCGGATCGCTTTCTTGTGACTGAATTTGACAGTAATGGGGAAGTGACCGGGGCGATATTTTTCTCGTACTATCAGAAAGAAAAAAAGTTCTACACCAGGGCAGAATGGCACAGGTTCGAGGATGGCACACAGAAGAACGAAGCCGGAGAAATGGTATCGGTCCGCATTTACTGGGTGTCCAACAAAGCCTTTGTGTCGGACCAGCAAGACCAGATCGGACGGGAAATTTCTCTTAAGAATACTAAGTGGGCGGACATTGCGCCAGAGTTTACAGCGGAGAACCTTGAAAAGCCTTTGTTCGTGTACATAAAGAACCCATACAGCAACACCATAGACCCCGACAGCCCCCTGGGAGTATCCTGCTTTTCCGAATGTATTGAGGAATTGCGCTGGCTGGATATTGCCATGAGTACTATGGGAATCGAAACTGAGGATTCGGCACCCAAAATGATTGTTGGGCAGTCTGCCATACAGTATGCGGAAACACATGGGATTAAGCTGCCAAGGCTTGTGCTCAAAGACGTTGGTGCAGATGACTTGGATGGCGGAAAGCCATTTGAGCAGTGGCAGCCGCAGCTCCAGGTGGCGAGCCGGACAGACGGCATAAATTTCCTGCTTTCTATCATTTCTTACAAGACCGGGTTCGACCCAGGATATTTTGTCTTTAACGGACAGACTATTTCCGTTGCTACTGCTACCCAGGTAGAAGCAACGGAGCGGCGCACAATCAATACGGTTGGAGATTACCGGGACATTCTATCATGCCCTGACAGCAACGGAGACGGCCGTATAGGGGCTATCCATGACATAGCCTATATAATGGACGCTATGTCCGTTATCAACGGAGAATCAGCTCCTAGCGAGTTTGGGAACTATGAAATATATGCGGACTTTGCAGACCTTACGAGAAACGCTGAGGAAGATCGGTCAAGGGCGTTGCTGTTGACGGATAAGGGATTTTATCCCAAGTGGTATTATTTGGTGCATAACGAAGGGTTCACGGAAGAAGAAGCGCGGGCTATTGTGGCAGAAGCCAAGAGCGAGAATGAGCCGAAAGAGGGATTATTTGGGGAGGAATAGCATGGATTACGATCAGAGTGTAAAATCCGATGACGGAAAGCTCCAAATTTCACTTGTCCCTACTGCTATTATATATGATATTGCAAAGATCAGAGAATATGGAGTAAAGAAATACGGGGGGAGAGAGAATTGGAAGAATGTGGAAATTGAGAGATATTTTGATGCTATGCTCAGGCATATTCTTCCCTGCTTTGAGGATATTGGCAAGAAAGATGAAGAAAGCGGATTTCCACATCTGTACCATGCCGCGTGTAATTTGGCATTTATTCTGGAATTCATGAAAAATAAAGAGTGAGGTATAGATTTATGCGAATCAGACAGCATGTGGGGAATGTTGATATAAAATTTGATACAAATCGCATTGACCGCAATATGAAAGAATGTCAGAAAGTATTGAATTTGGCCGTCCGCACAGATTGCGAGCCACTGGTGCCACATCTAAATGGGCAACTACGAAGAAGTGCAATTTTCCCAGAAGGTGTATATGGCGGAGAATTAGAATATAATACTCCCTATGCACATTATCTTTATGAAGGCAAGGTCTACGGTCCCAACATTCCCATAAAAGATGCAGAGGGAAATATAACTGGATGGTTTTCTCCTCCTGGAAGGGCAAAGCATCCGACCGGGAAAAAAATACAATATCACGAACCTGGAACTTCTGACCACTGGTTCGAAAAAGCGAAAGAGCAAAACAAGGATAAATGGCTGAGGCTTGTGCGGGAAGAAGCAGGGAAAGGGTAAGGTTATGCTTAAGCCAGAGTATTTTGACGGAAAAGAACAGCGCATGATGGAGCTGTATCAGCAGTTGTCCGAGTACGTCCTAAAGGAAGCCGCCCGGTTCCTGGTCCAAGCCGGGGAAATCACTCCAACGGCTGATCGGCTCCTGCAGCGGCTGCAACTAATGGGTGAGGCCCAAGCGGAGATCGAAAAGAAATTAGAGCAGTTGACCAGACTTTCCCGGAAAGAGCTTCGCACCCTGCTTCAGGATGCTGTCCTCACATCGTGGGAGGCCGATGCAGCGCCGTTCCGTGAGATAGGCATAGATCTCTCAGACCCGCTCAAAAATCCTGCTGTAATCCGAATTATGGACGCACAGTACAAGCGGAGCCAGGGGGAGCTGCAAAACCTGACTAGGACTACCATGAAGCAGAGCCATTTAGACCTGATCAATATGCTTGATGAAGCAGATATGCGGGTAGCTGCTGGGGTGCAGAGTTATTCTGCTGCTATTAATGATATACTTACCAGGTATGCCGGGCGCGGGATATATGTATTTTACCCTACCGGGACCAGACGTACCCTTGAAGCGGCAGTGATGTGCTGCATCAGGACAAGTATGGCACAGATGGCGGGACAGTTGACGCTGGAATTTATTAAGGAGGCAGGGACTAATCTCATCATTACGTCAGCTCACACAGGGGCTAGGTTTACCAAAAAGGATGAGCCTGCAAACCATCAGAGTTGGCAGGGCAAAGTATTTTACATAACGAATGCTGACCTGGCAGATCTTACAGCTGTTAAGGGTAAAATTGAAAGTGATGGGCAAAAAGCGGGCGGTTCTCCTAATACAGGGAAATATCCGGATTTTCGGAAGACAACAGGATATGGGACGGGAGAGGGTTTGGCCGGATATAACTGTCGTCATAGCTTCGGCCCTTATGATGAACGCATCGGTAATCCTTGGCGGGATAAGAACGGGAACCTGGTCGACGGCGCCGGAAACCGGATAGATAGCGAGGAATCAAAGCAGAAGTACCTTGACTCACAGCGGTTAAGGGCGATTGAGCGGAACATCCGGGCGACAAAGCGGCAGCTGGTGGCAAAGGAACAGCTGATGCAGGGAGCCACGGAAGAGGAAAGGCAGCGTCTACAGCCGGAATATGATAAGCTTGCGTATGACCTGACACAACAGAACAAGAAATATAATGATTTTGCCAGGGAACATAATCTGCAACCCCAGTATGGCCGGACGAAACTGGCTGATTTTGGCAGAGAGCAGACAAAGCAATCGAATCAGGGCGCAAGGAGATATAAAAATGCAGAAAAATAGTGTAGAAAAAGATGTTTGTAAATTTTATGGGATTTCTAAAGAGCAATACGACATAATAGTCGGAGGTATAGGAATTACAGATTCATTAAAAAAGTATGGTATAGAAATAGACGAAACAAAGTTGAATAACGTTGAAGCAAAAGCTGAATAATTGGTACAACCCCCGCCTGAATCTGTTGTAAAATTAAGGTAGGAGGTGGGGAAGATGGCAAATATATCAACAAACACTGACTGTAGTGTCACATTCACAGAAGAGGAAAAGGAAATCTTCCAAAAGGCAAGTGAAATCTGTAAAAGGGTAGGGCACGAAATATGGCAGATGGGGAACGGAACTGATAAAGAGGATCAAGTATCTTTTTTCTTTTCTGAGTTAGGTGGATGTATTGATAATGCCACAAACGGAAAGTATTTTGCACCTTAACAACAGGTGTTAAAAAAGGAGATTTTTATGCAAAAAATGGAGTTGAGACCATGCGTGGTAAAAATCGGGGAGCGCACATTTGAGACTGATTATATAGACGCTCGTACATGTAGGACCGTAATTAAAGAGGCCGAAATGCACAAAGGCTATTTTCATACATGGGGCAGCGATGTTCACACAGAAGGTAGGCTTAATTGGCATAAGCAAAATTCTGAAATGTATGGCTTGGTAGAATATGAGGATGGCACCATGCATAAAGTACCGCCAGAGTGTATTATGTTTACTGATAGACGCGAACAAGCGGAAAATGCTGTTAAGAATCAGATGTATATGGATGCCAAAGTCATGAAGGAAATAATGGAGACGGTGGCAAGCCGATAATTGCATATATTGCTGATAGTTGGTATAATATTGAAAAATATATACCGGAGGATGATGAGGATGGGAAATGAAGAAAATGTAGCTGAAAAAGAAGAAAAGGGCCTGGCAATGGAGATGTTAGGAGAACTGAAAGCACAATCCAAGAGATGGTATCATACATTTCTTGTTATGGTAGTTGTGGAAGTTCTCACAATAGCTGGGTTTATCTGGTACCTGTATCAGTATGATTTCACAAGCACTATAGAGCAGACTGGGGTATACACTCTGATGGATAGCTCCGGAAATGTGATAAGTGCTGATGTAACGCCGGAACAGGCCAAAGAGATAATGGAGATTATAAACAATGGCAAAGACCAGAATGACTAGAAGCAGGACTAGAAAGAGTGGGAAGAGCAGGGGTATTGCGAGAAGAAGGAAAAAGTAGGTGATGCCTTGAAAGTATGCAGCTTTACAAAACCGGAAATAGAATATTGCATAAGGGAATGTAACTTTACGGAAGCTGAATTGCAGGTATTTACTATGCGCTGTAAGGATATACCCTTAGAGCAGTGCGCGGAGAAACTGAATGTAAGTGTTTCAACAGTAAAGCGGTTGAGTAGAAAAATGAAAAACAAAATAATTAAGGTGTGTTGATACCTTTCTGACACTTATGAACTACTTTTAAGAGACTTTGATGATATTTCAGAGTCTCTTTTTATTTTGTAAAATAAAGCTATCAAGTCAAGGGAGGAATTATGAATGTACAATCCCATGTTAAATCAGCAGATGGCACAACTCGATCAGGAGTATGCGCAGAGAAAAGCCAATATCATGCAGAGCTTCTATGACCAGCAGCAGGGCGGTAGCTGGGGGCGACAGAGCGCACAGGGCACACAGCAATCACAGTCGCCCAGCCAAAATGTAAATTGGATTTATGTGTCTGGCGTTGATGGGGCAAAAAATCAGATTGTTCAGCCTGGGCAGACTGCATGGATGATGGATAACAACGATCCTTACTTCTATGTCAAGTCGGTTGATGGAGTAGGCAGCTCCACTTTCCGTATATTCCAGTTTGCAGAAGTGCAGGAAGTTGCACCAGAACAGGCTGCACAGTCACAAATTGACCTGTCGCAGTATGTCCAGCGTGGCGAATTTGACGCCTTAAAGGCGCAGTTGGAAGAATATACCAGTACGCAATCAAAACGACAGCAAAAGGCAAATAAGGGGGTAGAGGACAATGGCTAATCCTTTGATGGGAATGATGGGCGGTGTTCCGGCGGCAAATCCGGCAATGGGCACACAAAACAATCTGATGCAGGCGGCACAATCCGCAAAAAGAATGATGGGTATGCTGCAGGGAGTTAAAAATCCGAAGCAGGCTCTTATGGCGGCAGCACAGAAGAATCCGCAACTTAGTGCTGTCATGCAAATGGTAGGAGGCCGGGACCCGCAGCAGGTGTTTTATGAGGAGTGCAAGAAAAGTGGCGTAAACCCGGAAGATATTTTGAGACAATTACGCTAACACCACCAAAAACGGTGTTAAGAATAAACTGACGCACAAATCGAAAGTGCGCCACTAACCCCTAAAAGTTATGGGGTAGAAAGGAGAAAATATGGATAGTTCTAACGATTTTGCAGTAGGCTATGCAGTCGGTGACAATGCCGCAAACAGAAATTGCTATGGAAATGGTATGTTCGGCGGTGACGGAGGATTCTTCTGGATTTTTGCACTGTTACTCTTGCCTATGCTGAACGGCGGCGGATTCTGGGGAAATAACAGAGGGAATGCGGTCACAGAAGCAGACCTTTGCCAGAGCCAGAATTTCACGCAGCTTGAAAATGCCGTTGGCCGTCTGAATGACCAGCAGAACGCAATTGCACGCCAGACAGACAATGCGATTTGCAACCTGGGCTATGAGACCCTGCGGAACTTCAACAGCCTGGAACAGCAGTTAGCGGCTTGTTGCTGCGGTATCGAAAAGGCAATCCTTGAGAACCGCTATCTGGCAGCACAGAACACCAGCGAGATTATCCAGGCACAGGAGAGGGGAACACAGAAAGTTCTTGACTGGCTATGCAACCAGGAGAACCGCAACCTGCGTGACGAGAATATGAGGAATTATATTCAGTCTCAGTTCTGTGGCGTTCCGAGATTCCAGCCTGGTACGGTATATGGGAGTATTCCTGTAAATCCGTTCTTTGGTTATGGATACGGTGATGGTTGCGGAAGGTGCTGCGGAAACGGCAACATCTAATTGGTCACTCTGACCGGGAAGAAAGGCGGGGTGGCTGAATCAATCGGTTGCCCCGTTTTTATTGTACATTGAAAACCGAATATTGGCTGGTAATTTGTATGTTTCATAAATTTTCTGCAAAAACCTCTTGACACAAATACGTCAATGACGTATAATGAATACAACAAAACACATGTATGGAGGTATTAAAATGAGTATTCTTGAAATTATCAAAAATGATTACAACTTAAGTAGCGCAGATTTGTCTGAAATTCTTTCTTCTCTTTCAGAATTAGCTTTTGAAAAAGGAGAATCCGAAGCAAGCTCCTTTTTGCATATGCTATCACTTGAAGAAAAAGGAGAATAGCATGGTAATTAAAGAAATTCGTCAAATGTGCAAAATGTCTCAGAAAGAATTTTCTAAATACTTTGGAATCCCATTCCGCACAGTCCAAGAATGGGAACAGGGCAGACGGAAGCCGCCCGACTACATACCAAAACTTTTAGAGCGAATATGGAATTTAGAAACTACCAGCCAATAGGAGGTCGGTAGTTTTTATTTTGCAGAAATGGAGGAAAATATTATGAGTTGTAAAGCGGCTATATATACAGCCAACACGGGCGCACAGGCATTGCAGATCGGGAGCGTGCTTTCCCTTGGCTCCATTATCCGGCGTTTCGGGTGCGGCGTAAATCTGAACGGAAACGGCATTGTGATTGACAGAGAGGGATATTATGACGTGGACGCGTCCATTACAGCCACAGCAGCGGCGGCCGGCACTGTAACGGTAACACTGCTCCGTGACGGTATGGCGGTTCCGGGGGCGGTAGCGTCTGCAACGGCGGCAGCGGCAGGGACAGTTGCGCTCCCCATCACCGCGCTTGTAAGGCAGGCTTGCGGTTGCTCCGGCGGCTCCACCCTTACACTCGTTCTTGGCGGCACAGCGGCGACTATCAACAATGTGGCGCTGAAAGTCATTAAGCTGTAATGGATGGCAGACAATTTGACGCTCTGGACGCTCTGGGCGTGGCTTCGTTCCTTTTGGGTTTGGAAAATCTTTATGAGAATAGGAGCCAGAGCGCACAGAATGACGTAGGAGCGGCGAACGATAAGCAAGCGTCTTATTTACTGTCTGAAATAGGAAAACGCCTTGACAGGCAAGATAGGACGCTTGAAGCGATATTGAAAAAGTTGGAGCAACTGGAAAGGAGATTGGACAATGCATAAGCTGATGGAACGGATCGAGAAAGAACTCCATGAGATAGCAGAAAAGGGGTTCTCTCCCACAAACATAGACAATGCCATGAAGTTTGTGGACATGTACAAAGACCTAAAATATGTAGAGTACATGGGATTCACAGAGGGCGCATACCATGAAGTGAAAGAAGAGATGATGCCGGGCAAGGCGAGAACCATGGAACGCAGAGCAGACGCACGGTTTGACCGGAACATCAATGAACTGTATGACAAATATCTCTGGTGTAAGAAAGAGTATGCCAGGGACGGTTCTGAGGTTCACCGACAGAAAGTGACGGAGGCCCTTGAACGGCTGATGTCGGAAATCTGCGATTTGTTGTTTGATATCAACAGAGATGCTGATTTTAAAGCAGAGAGGGACGTTGTGCAAAAATATAAAAAGAGCATGGAGCAGATTTCATAAGGAAAGGGGCGGCAGTGATGCCGCTCTTTTGCGTATAACTTGGTACAAATTAATTCTGGAATCATGGTATCATGTATCTATCAAGCAAAAGGAGGATGCCGACATGAAGACTCGGAATCACAAAGCAAACATTTAATTAACGATCTGCGGCCAGGACAAAAGTGCCAAACGTGGCGTTTCTCGCAACGAATATCGGCTTTAAGAACACGTTAAACTATGTAAGTCCGCACTGCACGGTCCTTGCAGACAGAAAATGGACAGTGGAAAGTTGTGTTATCTGGCGTGAAACTGCTGGGAGGCTAGCACCGGCGAGATAGGTTCGATTCCTATACTTTCCATGCCTGGGAAGATGCTATAGAGGAGAACTGGGCGCCGCAGTCCGTCGAGAACGGAAGGCACCGGTGGGAGGCATCATTGGAGCGAGTGGTTATTGCTTCAAAAGTGGATAGTGGCGAAATGTATACGCGGCGGTTGTGCAAAAAAAAGTCAGATAAACTGGCACCGTCTGACAGTGCAGGGTTCGATTCCCTGTCTATCCATGAGCCTATTTCTTTTTTAAGGTTTTCTTGTTCAGGCAGATATGGAGAGCATATCAGAGAAAGAGAAACCGGAGTTTTGGAAACTGTTTGGCTTGAAAATCAGAATTGACTAATCATTTCAATAGGAAATGGGTTCTGCACTGGGAGAAAACGGTCAGCAATATCCAAAGTGATTCCGTACTTTTATCGGTTCGATTCCGGTATGCAGATTAGCCTTTAATTTGGTACAACTTCCCCACCAAACTGCGGTACAATAGAATAAATAACCGGCTGATAAATGGATTCAGTCGCTAACCTGAAAAAACTACAGGCAGATTTGCAAGGCATCTCTGCTATGTGGAGGTGCCTTTTACTATGCTTACATCTAATTTTCGATAAACCCCTAATCCTTTTTTTCCTAAGCGCCTGCCCTTGTGGGTGGGCGCACTCCCGGGAAACGGCAACGATTGGTGGTGTTGCGGCGGACTGTAAATCCGTTCCCACGCGGTAAACATTGTTGGTTCGATTCCAACTTTCCCGATTACCCCGGCAGTGGTTCATCTGCCTAAATCCATACAGCGGACACGCTGTTAAAAACCATGTTAGGAGGATAACGACACATGAAGAACATTGAACAGATTTTGAAAGAAGCAGGAGTTGAAGTTACTGACGAGCAGAAAGCGGCGGTCAATAAGGCTGTGACGGAAAACTACCGCACGGTTGCTGACTATGACAAGCAGGCCAAGAAGCTGGAAGCGGCGGAATCTGACCGGGATACTTACAAAGGGCAGCTGGACACGGCGAATGAGACCCTGGAGAAGTTCAAGGATATTGATCCGGAGAAGCAGGCGGCGGAGATCGAGAAGTATAAGCAGGCGGCGAAAGAAGCGCAGGAGACCGCCAGCAAGCAGATTCTCCAGCGTGACCAGCGTGATTATCTTAATGCAGAGTTCGAGAAACTGGGAATCTCTTCCGACCGCACCAGGAAATCTCTCATGGCTGATATCATGGGCGAGGACGGCCTGAAGTGGAAGGACGGTGCGTTTATGGGGCTGTCAGACTATCTGGAAAAGGAGAACGAAAAAGACCACTTCTATCAGACAGAGGACGAGAAGAAAGCCGCTGCAGATAAGGCTGCTGAGGAAGAAGCCAAACAGAAAGCTGCCGAGAGCGCGCCAAAAGGACAGTTTACAGCTCCCACTACCGGAAAACCTGCCAGGGGCGATGACAAGCCCGCTTTCAATTTCGGATTCACCCCGATAAGGGAAGTTAAGAAAGGAGATTAACACAAATGCCTGAAGCATTAAACTATGCAGTGGAGTACAGCCGGGAACTTGCGAACGCATATCCCTATGTGCTGCACTTTGCAGCCCTCAGAAGTGCGGAGAACGACCGTAGGTACAAATGGGTTGACGCAAAGACCATCAAGATTCCCATTCTGTCCACCACTGGCCGGACGGATGCTGATAGGGACACTATCGGTGATACTCAGAGGAATTTTTCCAATGACTGGGAGACAAAAGAACTGAAATTCCACAGAAAGTGGAAGACCCTGGTGCATCCCCTGGACATCGACGAAACGAACCAGGTGGCGTCCATCGCGAATATCACAGAGACATTCAACCAGGAAAAGAAGTTCCCGGAGATGGATGCGTATCTGGTATCCAAACTGTATGCGGACTGGACTGAAGCAGGCGGCACAGTCACGGAGCAGGCGCTGACCACGGAGAATATCCTAGAAGTGTTTGACACGCTGATGATGGATATGGATGAAAACAGGGTTCCGACGACCGGACGGCTTCTGTACGTTACGCCGGCGGTTGACAAGATTCTGAAATCTGCAGAGGGAATCGCCAGGCAGATGATGATCACGAACAATGACGGCATGATTGCGAGGATGATTGCCAACATTGATTCTGTATCCATTGAGAAGGTGCCGAGCGAACTGATGAAAACAGTGTATGATTTCTCCACTGGATACACTGTCGGGGCAAGCGCAAAGCAGATACAGATGTTCCTTGCTCACCCGTCCTGCATAATTACACCGGAAAAGTACGAATTTGTGAAGCTTGACCCGCCTGGAGCGACCACGGAAGGCAAGTGGGTGTATTTTGAGGAATCCTATGGTGACGCATTCATTTTGAATAAGCGTATCCATGGACTGCAGTATGTAACTGAAGCGGCGGCATAAGGAGGTACATATGGACACGATCAGGGTTTTAAGGGGGAATCGGGAACGTCTGATTCCCTCCATCGAAAAAGAAAAGTATCTGGCAGAGGGATACAGCGTGATTGGAGATGACGGCACTGTCCTGGAGCAGGGGGTGAAGTCCAACCACACGCTGAAAAGCGAACTGGAAGCCGCCAACAAACGTATCACTGAACTGGAAGCAGAGTTGCGCCAGTATCAGGAAGCGGCTTCTCCTTCCGGAATCGAGGAACCCGGGGAAGAACAGGAAAGCGGAGAGGAGCAGGAAATTTTCCAGGAAGAAAAGAAGCGTGGGAGAAAATCAGGCCTGGCATAAAGGAGGACACCGGCATGGGATACGTAACCTATGACTACTACAAAAGCATATACGGCGAGGATTCCATGCCGGAAACCGACTTTAACCGGCTGTCATGGGAGGCTTGCCGCAGGGTAGATGCCCTCACGCTGAACAAGCTGAAATTCGCATACCCAACTGACCCGGACGCAGTAGAAGCTGTCAAACGGTGTGTCTGCAAGCTGATTGAGATTGCCGGGCAGATTGAAGCGGCAAGCCGGCGGATCACCGAAGCACAGGGATATGAAAAGGATACGGGCACTGGAGACCTCCGGGGGAAAGTGATATCTTCTGTTTCCTCCGGCAGTGAGTCTATATCATACACTTCAAAATCAGAAAGCGGCAGTACCTTGGTAGATGCAGTTCTGGCAGATAAAGCGGCGCAGGATAAGCTGTACCGGGACACAGTGAGAGATTATCTTTCACTTGTGCCGGACGCAAACGGCATTAATCTGTTGTATGCAGGGGTGTACCCGAGACGGCGTGAGATATGGAAATAAAAGGAGAAAAATATGTTAAGTTTGAATTCTATGACTGTAAGTGGTGTATGCAGGATTGACGGAGTGGATGTGGCGTTCTTGAGTGCTTCCTCATCCTCTGGAATAAGTGGAAATTACTCGTCAAATAAGAACATCGTCAACAAGGCTGTGTACCAGGAAAACCAGGAGCAGTGCGAAAGAGACTTTGTGGAGTTTGACCGTGTTGCCATGGAGCTCATGAGTCAGATCGAAGAGACGTGATAGTGCCATGGGTATTAACTATGTGGATTCAGTGGTGGTTTATAACCGCTACCTAAATATGATCGCCGGGGAAAAGGAGCTCTATTTCGGCACCCGCTTTGACGGTGTCCGGGTGGAGCTTACCCAGGGAGCAAACATCAAAGCGAGCGGCATGGAAAACGCCAGTGTGTGCGTGGTGAAAATCCCGAATGCCAATCTGCCAAAGCCTTACAAGTCGCCGCCGGTGTGGGTGAAGCTGACCACGTAGGA